AACGTCTTTCGAAGAAATGCCATCGAAAAAAGATAAGTTGGCGTTCATAGCCACTTCTTCGAACGATGTATCAGCGATATCAAGGCAGGCCCACATCAGAACCTTATTGATCTTATCGGCATCGAACCGCTCGATTTCTCCGCTCCTTTTCTTAACTGTCATTGATTTTTTCATAGGAAATAAAATTAGGTAAAGGGTTTTACATAAACCCCCAAAAGTTGTTTAAAGAAAACCGCCAGCTAGCGATTATTTGTAATTTTTTACGAACGTAAGTGTATCTAGCCTGAACCCATTGTTAATGTAAAACATTTGAACACGGGGGTCGCCGCCGTTGCACATCCAGTGGCAAGACAAAAAGTCCAGCCCTCTCTCTGCTACGAGCTTCTCAACCTCTTTCAGCACTAGCACTCCGTCAAGAAAAGATTTGCCGCAACTGACCCAAATGATTTCATTTAGGCCAGTCTTGTTGCAAACCCAATCGCTAGAAATAATACCAGCGAAAATAGAATTCGGTTTATTGTCGCGAAAGTAAACGTAAACGACTGCGTTCTCTCGAAACGAAACGAGAAGTTGCGTAAGCTCGGCCTTGAGGTGATTGATGTCCCAATCGCCAGCAACGTGCTTGCACGACTTCATTACCATTTCGGTGCGATCCATCTTGGCCAATTCATCCAAGACGGGCCGCAGTTCAGCGGCGGTAGTGATTCTCTTAATCATTACTTGAGATGCTTTAGGAGAGTGCGAGCTTCCTTGCTGGGGACATCGGACCAAGAGTTCCAATTCTTCGCTTCTTCGTTGCGATAAGTTTCAGACTTCCAGAGCGTGCGAAGCCACTCGCGGAAATCAGCGAACTCGCCGCCCACGATCTCAGAAAACTTCTTTGCGAGAACTCCTTGCGGAGTTACATCAGCCGATCCGTCTCCGGTCTGCGCCTTAGCCGCATTGCCCTTGGCAATTTCATCTTCGCCAACGATATGAATGCCAAGATAGTTTCTTACGGTACGAACGAAAGCGCGATTAGCCGCGATTGTCTCTAGGAACTTTTGTCCAAAACCATCGGTATTATCGAACGTAGCGTTGGCTACATCGGATGATGACAAACTGCGAAACAGAGACTCTGCATCGGCAGATTCGAAATTGCCGATCCAATTGATCGTGCATTTGGCAACGACATAATCGCGCTCAAGTTTGAGCAAATCGAAATCGATCTTTGTGAAGCCGCGCAAGCGAGCAATCTCTTTGATGCCAGCTAGCTTGATTAGAAGCTGATCGTCGCGCAGTCCTTCTGCCGTTTCTGGCAATGCGATGTTGCGACGATTGAACCAATCTTTATTCGGGTAAAGATGCGCGGGATTTACCATCGCACGCCAATTTACCGTTCCGTCGTTATTGAGAATATAATTTACAGTCTTAAGAAGGCCGCGCTCGTCGCGCAAGCTAACGCTAGCAACTTCTGTTGGTTGCTGAGTTTCAGTTTGGGTTTCGGTGTTTTGTTCGTTCATCTTTAACAATGTGAAAGTGCTCAGACTCTTCCCAGAAATCTGGGTGATCGACAACCTTCGCGAATCGAGAAGTCTTCGGAGAGTCGTTTTTCCATGCTAGTTTGCTGGAGTAGACTTTTCCATCGGAAATGATAATTTTCTCCGAAGAAAAGACGCATGAGTTGTCGATCTGATCTGCATTCTTCACATCGTTTTTGGTCAAAACTGTTTCCTTGTCAAGACTGAAATCGAAAAATTTCGCACATAAACGTTCCCAATCTGGACCTTCAGGTGCAACCAAAGAGAGTTTGATTCCCAAAGATTTGATATCAGAGAGGTAAGAAATCGAAATCGAGTCGTTGGCGATAACGGTAAAGCCAGCGATTCTCGACTTAATCTGAGAAATCTTCTCAATCGATACCTCTTTATCCGTGATGATATTCACCATCGAATGTTGGGCTAGGGCAATCAAAGTATTTTCATTGAAAAATAAATCCATTCTAACGTTGCAGATCTTGTCCTTAACAATCGAAGGGATCTGGCCGCTGTTTGGAATAATCTCGATCATAGGAGAATGGAATAGCTCTCCGATATGAACGGTTCGTAGCTTATCTAAGTCATTATCAACGCCAAGTTGGTTTAGTGCTGCACGCGCAATCGTTTCTGGGCAAATCGTGTTGATCTTTTTCTTGGACTCGTTGAATGAGAAGGACGGCTTGCCGTGCTTTTTCCAATCTACTTCGATGATAGTCTTGTTCTCGGGCTTCCCCCAAACTGGTGCGCAGTTCTGAGCGTAAGCATAAGAATACAGGGCAACGATTTTTTTATCATAAAAACCAGCAAAGTGCGCCGACAAACTGTCTACTCCGAGATAAAGCGATGCGTTCTTAATCAGATACGCCAAATGCTTAATCGATGTCTTCCCTCGCAAGTCTATATCTACGCCACCAACAGTTTGATCTGTAGGCAAGCCGACATGAATGATTTTGTAGTCGGTCGTGTACTCGCGAATCAAATTAAATACCTTTGACCAGTAGTCGTATTGGCGAGAGTTGCCTTTGCCGCTCGTTTGAAAAACGATGTACTTGTCTTCAGCGACGGGGAAAAATGCCTCGTCAATAAATGGCTTGTCGGCTTTTACGCCGCACGAAAGTGCATATCGATCTAGTAAGTGCATATTAAAGAATCGTTTGGTATTCGATAACGTCTTTGCCGTTGTGTTGGTAATCGAACATCTTTTGCGTTCCGATATATGGGATGAACGCAATGTCGAAATATCCCTCTCCTCCAGCATGTCCCTCCATGCTCAAGAGATTTTCCATAAACGGACTGAATGCCAGCTTCTTGTGAATATACGGATTCGAATCAAGAAGCTCAAAGAACTCGGGCTTTGTTGCGAAATAAATGTTATGATCGGGATAAAGACGTTTGATCGAAGGCAGTAGCGATGTCGTCATGAATATGTCTCCTGCACTCTGAGGCATTACGAATAAGATGCGCCGCCCCTTGTCATCTTTGTCCAGCAAGTCACTGAACTCTACCTTTGCATTCTCGCTATTTTCTTTGATTGCCGTCTTCTTGAAGAAGTCGAGAACTTGATCGCGAGAGATTCCGTTCTTGATTTGAGATAGCCAGCCTTTTAATCCATCGTCGTTCGTATCTACGGTCATTCGCAAGATGTTCTTGTAAATGTCGATCAGCCACTCAGTATCGTTTGGATTATTAACTGGTTGATAATTAGGATCTCGCTGCTCAAATGCTGAGTCGTAGTTCCATTGCACTGGCTCAGAGTTATCGATAATCTCTTCAAGCTTCTTGCCGATAACTTCGGCAGACAAGTTGTCCAAGACAAACTGTCTGGCACGTTTGCCCATCTCTTGTCGTTTCGAAACAGACATTTTATAAACGCGCTCAATCTTATCTGCAATCGACTCTGGGAGAGTTGTAGCTTTGGTGAAGTTGGTGCCCGGTTCAAAGTAAGGCTTCCAACTCAAAGCCATTCCGCCGCTTTCATCAGTGCAGAAATCCTCGCCACACGAATAATTTGTGACGAGAGTGATAAGCTCTGTCAGCTTCGCCTCTGTTACAGGAATCTCTTGACCGCCACTTGTAAATGGATGGCAATAGACATCCATCAAATTGTATACTTCGTTTAGCTGTTGCTCGCTAACACCATTTGAAATATTCGTTGTCTCTACTGTGTCTTTACCGTCACAGTAACGACAAGCGATCTTTTGTCCCTTAAATGGCTTCACTTCATACTGCTTGCACTTCTTGCAAAAGTATGTAGTCAAAACGTCGCTAGGGCTAACTCCATTATCCTTCATTAGCTTCACGATGTCCCAGCCTTCGCTCCAGTGCGTGTGCAGCAATAGTTTCGCCTTGGAGTTGGGGTTTTTGTCCTTAAATAACTTGAAGCCTTGAAGCAGATTCGGAACGCTCTTTCTTAGTTGATTTCTGAACACGAATCCAATAATGAACTCGTCAGACAAGCCGAACTCTTTGCGCAAAGCCTTCTTTTCCTCGTCAGGCAAAGCAAAGAAAGAAGATGTTTCGGTAGCTCCGCGAAGCGTCTTAATCGATCCTGTTGGATGGCCGAGACGCTCCACTTCTTTACCAGCAAAAGAGGCCCAAGCGTAGTAGTGATTAACCTTTGGAATGATCTTTATCGCCTCATGATAGAGAGGAACTGAATCTAGCGTCGTCCACACCATGCAGTTCTTGTTCCACCACTTTTTCTCGACTAACGGAGTCAACGCCCAAATATCTTCGATACCAATGTAGAAGTCGGGCTTAAACTCTTTAATAAGATTATCGATCTCGTAATGACCGTAAGTAGCAGTCCTGAGCTTATTCTGATCGGATTGAATCAAGCTCAATTGGCCTTGATCTGGCAGTGTTCCAACAGCTTTCCAAGGCAGCGTCTTTAATTCGGGCGCATTCTTGTGTTTCGTGTTCGCGAACTCGATAAGATTATACTTGCCCGTCTTGTGGAGATACAGAAGAACATTTTTCATGTTCTTGCCGAAACCCGTAAAGATACGGCTATGGTTGCTGTGAAGAACTACTGTTTTTTTCATTCGGCTAGATCAAATGACTTTGCGAGATAATTTTCAAGGAACTGAGCAATCAGTTCGCCTTCTCCGAGTTCGAAGCCGATAAGAAACGACTGCTCGCCCTTCTTAATCGAGAACGAAAAAGCATTGTCTCCGTTCTTCTTTTGATAAGGTCCAAACATGATCGAGGTTGTTGAACCTTGGTATGCGTGAACCGTAGAGAACTTCATTCCCAAGCGAACAGCACGAATGATCGTAGCGGCCTCAGTCTCATTCAGCTTCAGTGAAGCTGTCTTCTCGGGGTTCTTAGCATTCTCAGAGAATGAACCCTTGCGAGTCGATTCGTTCCAAGACGCCTGTTTTACGAAACTAACGTAAAGGTCTAGCCCATTTTCTGGGGCTTCTTTTGTTTGTCTAGATACAACGTTGAACGATAACGCTGTACCAGTATTCGACTTGTTTGGTTTATAAAAGTTAAGGCGCATAAATCATCTGGTTTAGAGATGATAATGCGCCCTAATGTTTTTTAAAGTAAACGCTTTAAGATACTAGAGTTTTTCTAATGATAGGAGGATTCTTTTGTCGTTCGATCTCGCCAGCCAAGTAATCGTAAATGCCGCTTACACCAGTGATATTTTCTGTCTTCATTACCCAATCGGCAGCGACTCCAGTTGTGATTTCGTCGAACGGAATGAAGTCTTGTGGATCGACGTTCGGAAGGGTTGTTCCTGCGCCAACGTCAGCAAAATAACTGCCACTTGGACCGACTTCGCTGGCGCGAATATTCCAGTGGATCATTTTAACTACGTCAGGAAGCCCAGACTGAACTGGCGCACAGTCTAATGCTGGAAATGTCCAAGTGTAGGTGATCATATTATTCTATAATAACGCGAGAAACGTCTTTTTCATCCCACTTGACTGGCTCCATCGAGCCTTCGCTCTTCTTCTTTTTGCGGGAAAATTGAGAGATGCAGATCGCGTATCGTTGCTTTTGATTTGGATATTCTTCGTTCATTGACTTTGAAGACATGCATTGGCCGATAAAATCGGCCTCTTCTTGGTCGGGTTTTGGTGTTGGGATAGGCATTTTATTTCTTGGTCGAGATTGATGTCATGCCTTTTTGAACGACTACTTTTTCGCCATCTATAGTAACGCTCATTGGCTCTCTAGCTTCTTCTAAATTCTTGATTAAAGAATTGATAATCATGATCTCGGGCTTCTCTTCCTTTTCTTTAGACGAAGTGATGCCAGAAAGCATCGTGATTAGAGCCATAGCTGCGGTTGAAACTAGACCGATTACTGCTGGCAAGGACTCAGAAGGAAGGAACGCGCTAGAGAGTACGCCAACGATCACAAGGACAACGATGCATGGGATCGCCACCTTTCCGATAAATTTGGACGCGACTTCTTTTGCCGACGATTCAGCCTCTATTTTCTTTATTTCGATGTCCGCCTTGGTTTTTAAGACCGATACATCGTCTTGATGTTTGTTTAACTCTGTGATCATGCATATATTTACACAAAAAAGCCCACAGTTTCCTGTGGGCTTAGTGACTTAGGTTTCGCGTAGATTAGCGTCCATAGCTGCGACCTTGGAAGGTAACGCCACGAATGCTAGACTTCGTGAAGCGGCGAACGCGACCAGCATTGCGATCTTCGACTAGAATAGTCGATGGGGTTTCGCTGAGAAGGCGAGCGTTAACCGTTTCAGTTGTTGTCCGAAGGCCGAAATAACGACCTGATGTCCGACGAATTGCGCTAAGTGCGCGAGTGCTGTTTGTGCTCATATTGCTTATTATTTCCAAGCATTATAGAACTCTTGGATCGAATTGTCAATACCTTTTTGAAGAAAAAATCTGAACTTGATCTTATTGTAGATCTCTTCTGACTTAGCTGCCCAGTACTTTAGTATCGGACGATTTCTTTCTCCAAACGTGAGATACTCAGCTAATATTTTTGAATTAAAATAACAAAATGCGAACACTTCTGTTGCGTCGATGTACTTGATCAGAGTCGCTTTATCTAACTGCAAATGAGATACAAGATCATTGAAGCTTTGGTCGCTAGCGTTTAACGTATATTTGCAAAGCAAAGAATCAATATATATGTTTGCGTTAGCCGCATACTCAAAGTTGATCAACCTAAACTCTTTGTCAGGCTTGCTATTATCAACTACAATGTTCTTTGGCGTGATATCAAAATGGCAAATGCCAACGTCTTTCGTCGGCTTATAAAGCCCCAAGAATACGTTTCTGCATTGCGGGAAAAGATGAGCCAGCGGGAAAACAGAAACTGAAGCTAAGGCTTCCTTTGGTAAAAATGAGTTTAATACCGACGCCGTGTCGTCCGTGTCTTTTAGTTTAATCGCGTGAAGTCTATTGATTAATTCACCAATTTGATGCTGTATGCCAAGATGCTTGGACAAAAGATACTCAGTAAGATAAGACGCTTTATGTAATTTGGATGTTTTATAACAATAAAAAACATAATCGCCCGTGAGGTTGCTGGAAACTATTTCGGGATGAAACGAGAACTTATTAATCGCTAGCTCGTTCCAAAAGTTAGGAGTATCTGGAGAGAGGTTTACTTTTACATCGAAACACTCCTTGCCGGATCGCAAGGAGTATTCGTCATAATGCACCTCGCTTGAGGCGCGAAACTTTTCCTTTATAGCGGCTCCCAAACTCAACTCTATTTGACCACACACGAAGTCCAGCATCTCCTGCTCTATTGGCAGGAGGGTGCCATTAGTTACTGTGTGTTGCAAGTAGTTTTTTTGTTTTTCCATCGATATGAAGCTGCCCGTCTTTGAGCGATACCTTTATTTGATTGTAGCCGTTCGTTGATAGAACGTCAACAATTTTTGACTTCAGTTCATTTTCGATGAAAAACACTATCTTGCGAGCGCCAGCATTAGAGTCTTTTGTTTGTTCAAATACATAGTCAATAACTTCTGGCGAGAACATGATCTTTGTCCCATTTTTAAGCAGCGAAGTTTTGATATGTTCAAGCTCAGAGTTGACCACTTTGATCAGCGACTCCTTATCGAGTTCGTCAAAAATGATAATTTCATTAAGACGAGCAAGAAATTCTGGACGGAAAAACTTCCGCAAGCCTTCCATAACCGTGTCCTTGTTCGGCTTATTTCCCTGAGCGATTGCGCCAAAGCCCATCCGCTTGTTATCGTGAATCTGATAGCCAACGTTACCAGTCATGATAATAATGCAGTTCTTAAAACTGAGCTTGTCTCCGCTTGATGTTGTAACTTGGCCACTATCCATGATTTGCAACAGTACGTTAACAACGTCTGGGTGAGCCTTTTCAATTTCATCAAACAGGAAAACAGACGATGGACGCTTGTTAAGCTGAGACATCAGCGCGCTCGGATCTCCGTGTCCAATGTAACCGGGCGGCGATCCAATCAGTTTAGATACTGAATGAGACTCCATATACTCGGACATGTCGATCACGCAAAGATTCGCGTCGCTTCCAAAAGCTTGTTTTGCTAGCGTTCTAGCCAAGTGCGTCTTGCCGGAACCTGTTGGGCCGATAAACATGAAGTTGCCAAGCGGCCTTGTATCCTTTGACAATCCGTAAGAGCTTCTCAGAACGCAATCAGAAATCTTCTTGATTGCTTTATCTTGGCCGAAGACATACTTCTGTAGATTACTATAAATATTTTTAATGCCATCGTTATCGGCATTTACGTCGATCATCTTGCCGATCTTATCGGACAGAGCTTGATACACGTCTTTAGACTTTGCCTTGATCTTCTTCTTCTTTACCTGTTCGGCCCAAGCATCGTATTTAGCCTCGTAGTCTTTAACTATATCGGACAAATGATTGTCTTTAACGTCTTTTGGAGCGAACTTCTCAAACTGCAAAATCAGTTTCTCTGTGTTTCTAATATCCTCTGGACGTGCAAACCCACGAATCTTGACCTTAGCTCCAACTTGATCTAGGAGATCGATAGCCTTGTCTGGGAATCGACGGTTGGGCATATACTTTTCAGTAAGATTCACGATGTCGGTAAGAACCGGATCTGGGTAGCGAATCATATGAAAACTCTCGTAAAAGCCACGAACGTTCTTTAGGATACCGAGCGTTTCTTCTTTCGTTGGCTCGCGAACAAAAACACTCTCAAAGCGTCGGCTCATAGCCGCGTCCTTAGCGAAATACGATTCGTATTCCTTTTGAGTCGTTGCTCCGATAAACGACATATCTTCTGACGTGAGATATGGTTTTAGAATGTTCGCGCCATCCATTTGTCCAGCATCATTACCCAAGCCGATCACGTTGTGAATCTCGTCGATGAACAAAATAACGTTATTCATCGCCTTAACCTCGTTCATGATTCGAACGAGCTTCTCTTCGAACTCGCCACGAAGCTTAGTTCCGGCAATCAAAGCCCCAAGATCAAGAGACAAAATCCTCTTATTAATAAGGAACTCTGTGCAGTTGCAAGTAATGATGTTCTTGGCGATTAGACCAACAACGGCACTCTTGCCTACGCCAGCATCTCCAATCAGAATCGGATTTCTCTTCTGCTTACGGCATAGAATCTCGGACATCTGCTCTACTTCCTTGTCTCGGAAAAAGATATGGTCGAATTCTCCCTTTGCTGCCTTTTCGTTATAATCTACACAGAGAGTAGCAACTAGGCTATCTCCAGATCGCTGAGATGATGAGGATACTGGTTTTCTTATCGGATTGGAGATAAGCTTACACTCCTTTTCGATCTTTTCGGCCATAAACCCAACATCGATACCATTCTTTTGAAAGAACTTTTTAACCGATTGTGAGTGTCTAAGGATCGAAAGAAAGACGTGCTCGATGCCTGTATAGTTCTGCTTGAATCCTTCTGAAATATTCTTGGATTCGGTGATGATTGATGTAGCGGTTTTGCTGAATGGAACGTCTGACTTGTTAAGCTTTTTCTTATCGCTCGGAAGTACTTTCGAAAGTGCAATTATAACATTCTTATTATCAAGAGATAGCGATTGGAACACCAAATTAACGATCATCGATTCAGAAAAGAGCACTGCATGGAGCAGGAACTCGTCGGTTATTTCTGGATGATTATTCTCTAGACAACGTTGCTTCGCAATCTCTAAGGCTCGCTTCGCTCTCGGAGTGAAATTGATGTCTTGCACTTTATTCATTTTACACTAATGGATGTATGTTTTTGAATGTTTAATTTCTTACTTATCCGGCGTTTGTTCAACTAGGTCGTGTTTAGTGTAGATCTTTTCTGATAGGATTGTCAAGCCATTTAGGAAAATAGAATCTTCGGCTTTCGAACCGTAAACAACAACGATGTCATCTTCCTTCGGAGTTTTGCCGCCGCCTTCGTAGTACATCGTGAACTTATCGTCACGACCGCCATCAGTTAAACGGCAGACCATTTGACCGTACTCGTCAGAAATTTTAACTAATAAATAAGCGCGACCCGCTCTGCTGACTTTTTTGCGAGCTTCTTTCACTACTCCGACCATCTTGACTGAATCTCTAACTTGAAGCTGCGATGCTTCGTAAGTCGTGAATAGCCGTTCGTTTTCGTCTTGGTTGAAAACATCCTTTAACTTGTGCGTATAGCTGTAGCCGAGAAGCTTCTTTTCAAAAAACCAGTTGGCAAACTTCTCGTACTGCTTGTTCATATCGTAGATCTTCTTGTACGAAGAGTACTTCGTTTTGAACGTCTCAAATCGCTTTTCTGTCATGAACTGTTTGCCGTCGTCGCCAACTGACTTGTTCTTCGTCAATTCGGAAATCACGGTCAAAACATCGTAGTTATATTTGTCGGCTACGAGTTTGACGTTACGTTTTTCTCTATCGGTCAGAACGTTATAACTCTGAGCTTCTAGAACGAGCCTGCATCTCTTGTCGCTGAAGCTTGATAGAGTACCAGCTTGAATCAGAGCGGCCAAAACGCCGATGTTAACGCCAGCTTCTTTTGCCCCATCGAAACAGTCGATCTTGTTGCTGAATTCCGACTGGCGGAAACTCAGTAGATTTTCGAGAACTTTATCCGAGACTCCCTTGATTGCGTTTAGTCCGAAACGAATGTTATCGCCTTCGATTTCAAAGTCTGGATGAGACTTGGCAAGATCGGGAGGAAGCAAGCGAATTCCAAAGAAACTCAACTCTTGGGAAATTGATTCGATTTCTTCATGAGGGTTCGGTTCGTGCTTCGATGACTTCAGAAGAGCCAAGAAGAACTCCTTTGGATGATTGAACTTCAAGTAAGTTGTTAACGCACTAAGAGTGCCGTATGAAAAAGCGTGGGACGCATTGAAAGAATAATTCGCGCTGTCTTCCGCTACCTTCCACAACACATCAGCAATTTGAGTTTCTAAATTATTTTCAGCAACCTTGTTTCTAATCTTCTCTTGCCAAGCTGGCATTTCACTAACTTTCTTTTTGCCAATAATGCGGCGAACCGTTTCGGCTTCGTCGAGAGTAAATCCAACCTTCACGATCATCTTCATCAACTGCTCTTGGAAGATTGGAATGCCGCCAGTAACGCTCAAGATATCATCAAAGAACGGGTGAACAGATTGGAACTGTCCTGTTTCAACGTACCTTGAGTACTGATCCAAGAAGTCTAGAGCGCCGGGGCGTGCGAGCGAAAGCACACAAGCAAGCTCAAGCATGTTTCTCGGCTTAACCTTTTTACAAACATGGAAGTTAGTGTTAGCTTCAATCTGGAATAGACCCTTTGGATTTTGAAGGTCTTGCAAAAACTTATAAGTAGCGGGTTTATCAAAGTCTAGAGTCTTGAAGTCTAAGCCAAGACGTTGGCATGTATCGTAAACAACGGTTAGCGTTCTAAGACCGAGAATGTCGAATTTTACCGTGATCTCGGAGATGTTGTTCATGTCGTAAGCTGATACGACCTCGCCGTCTCCAGTCTTTTGGAGTGGCATGATTTCTTCGTTATCGTAGTAAGAGATCGAAATACCAGACGGGTGAACGCCAGTATTCTTGTTCAGCCCTTCGATTTTCTTAGCTACCCTAAAGACTTTTGGATTCTTATCGCAGAAAGCTTTGAACTGTTCGCTCTCTTCGTAAGCGTCCTTGAGAGGAAAGACTTTGCCGAATTGCTTTGGGATAACGTCGCTAACGGCATTTACTTGATCCTCGTTTAGTTCAGCGATGATCTTCGCGCATTCTTTGATACAAAGCTTTCCAGTTAACGTATTCATCGTTAAGATTTTGCACGTTTTACCAGCGTACTTTGTTTTAATATAATTGATAACAGCCTGACGTTTCGAAAACTCGATGTCATTATCAACGTCTGGCATCAGCGAACCATCGAGATAAGTTACGCCATCGACGATGATCTTCTTTGCGCGGCTCTTCGAAACGAAACGCTCAAAGAACAAGCCGTTCTTAATCGGATCAATATTAGTTACGCCGATCAAAAACAAGATCAAAGATCCTGCGGCAGAACCGCGTCCGTAGCCAGTAGGGATGTTATTTTCATGAGCGAACTTGAGAATATCCCAGTTAAGCAGGATGTAGTCAACGAAGCCCAAGTCGTTAAATACGTTAAGCTCCATTTTCGCCCGATCATAATATTCCTTTTTATTTGGCAGCTTATCGATCCCCTTTGAGACTACGGCCCTCAAGCAAAGCTGGCGAAGGAACTCAAAATTAGAAACGGTCTTGTCGATGCCGAGCGTTTCGTAGTACTTGTCGTCGATCTTGATCTCTGGAAGACGAACACCCGGTGGTACTGGATGCTCGTACTTCTGAAACTTAGAAGAAAGCGCGTTCATACTTCCACCTCCGAGATAAGTTTGCGAAAAACCATATAATTCATTTTGATGTCGTACAGAGCATTGTGAAGCTTCGATGGATCGTGATCGATAGCGAAATGCTTCAGTAGAAAGCCCTGACTAGCTTTGAGACCTTTTTCTCTAACGTTAACCAGCTTGATCTGCCAAGGAAGCAAATCGCCGTTTCGCTTGATTCCCTTGAACATAGCTACGGCAAGAGCGCGAGTATCGATCATCCGACGAACAAACTTCCAATCGTTCTTGATGCCGATACCCTGCATCATCGTGTTTAAGATATAGATATCGAAATTCAGGATATTGTGGCCGACGAAAATGTACTGGTCGTCGTAAAGATACTTGGCGAAATTCTTCCATACCTCCATCGGATCTTTTGCCTTAGATAAATACGCCGCATGATTAAATCCAGTAACCTTTGCCGCTTCTTCCGAAACATTTAGGTCATCGTATTTAATGAACTCGTCGTGCTCTTCCAAGATCTGGTCGCCTTTACAAACGATCCAAGATAGCTGCCAAGGACGCGATGATGTTAACGAAAGCCCTTCGGTTTCCGTGTCGAAAACCACAAACTTTTGATTGATGTTTTGCTTTAAAAACGTGTTCATTATTGTTTTTCCTTCCAAGACTCGAAACAGAATTCGCGACTGCCGCACCCATTGATTTCAGGGGCAGACAGTGTTTGTGACTTACCCATTCTGCGATTGCATGCGATTTTGTAGGTAACCCAAGCTTCGAAGTCTTCGCGCTTATTATAGTAGATCGACTTAGCTTCTATAATCGAAGCCCCAACTTCTTTCGACTTAATAAATTCCGCAGTTATCTTGTCGAATGGCAGATTATTGTCTTCAACGAAAAAGACTTGCGGAGTAAAGCTCGGCATGCAATCCGAAAAGCTATACATATTGTTCCAGATAAACGAGTCGTAGAATGGAATCGCGATAAGAATATCGTCGGTAAGCTTCGACTTTAAATCGTCATTCGCGATAACTCCTTCGTGCTCAACAAATGCAAGCGTGTAGATCTTATTGATCTGCTTGAAGCCAGCGTCATTCAAAGCGAACAGAATAACTTTGTGTGACGACGTTTGTACCGAATCATAAGAGTTGCAGACTGTGATTCTCAGTCCGAACTTTAGATGTATGTTGTGAGCCTTGCAGCTTTTGAATGCTGTCAAGAATCCAGTCAAAGAGTCTTCTACGAGATAGATCTCTTTCAGATCGTTCTCGATAGCGAGCGAAACAACGCTGTCTGGTCCGTCTTGCTTTTGCTTCTCTGGCTCAGACAGAGTGAGGATACTCTTGCCCGTCGAGAAGTGGGATTTGAATAAAGGAATCATGCTGATAACTCATCGTAGCAGATTCCCATCGGTTGTCAAGCCTTTTGATGCGCTGGACAGCCATCATATTCTTCTTTAGTGACCTTGAATCCTTCTGGCTTATTTTTAAATAAGTCGTCCATGTTTTCTTCCAAAGCTGTTTTGACAATCTTATTTTCTTTGTCGCGCAAGGCATAGTAGACGAATCCAAATTTATATGGACAGTGCCACATAGGTTCGCCATTCTTTTTTAATTGTCCTTTGTACTTGGCAAAGCCGCACGACAGCTTTCCAGAAAACGATCCGTCCGATGGCATTGGCTTGTGCGCAGCAAAGTTAGAATAAGCGTCCTTCTCCGAAAAGTTATCGACTACCTTTTGGACTTCCGAAAGGTGTAGTTCGAAATCCGACAAGTCCTTCTTCGAAAGCGGCTCCATTTTTAGCAAGCCAGAGTTCTCTTTACTCTTGAGATCGAATTTTAAGAATAAAAACTCCATCGCAACTTTGAAGTTTGGGTCGAGCTTTTGCGATGCTAACGTATAAATAAAGTGCTGCAAGTTATCGTCAGCGTCTTTGCCGCTAAATACAGCCTTGCTTGTTTTGTAGTCGCGAACAACCGATGTGTTATCAGCATACAAGAATTGACGGTCGATGAATCCTCTGAGCCTATAGCTTTTATTTTTCTTAGAAACCTCAATGTCAAAGTTTCTTTCTTGAAGGTCTTTTACTACTTTGCCGTTACCAATGCCCCAAAAGTCGTGCTCAAGAGCCGCTAACGTCATTTCTTTAATCATCTGAACGTTATCTGGATCTGCAACGTGAAGCTCTCTAGCGTGCTTGAGAGCCAGCTTCTTTATGGACGCGATACAAAAAATATCTTTCGATTCAAGAATTTTATCTACATAGCTCTTGCGGTTCTTCTTGGCAAGCATTTCAAGAACCAAGTGAACAACATTACCACGGCTAGCTCCATCGTTACTCTTCTCTGGCAACTTTAAGACATAAGAGCACCAGTATGACCAGCTACACTTCTCCAGCGTCTTTATTCTGCTGGCAGATAAGGCAACATGTTTAGGCTTATCCAAGGTCTTCTAGAATCTTTGTAGCCCTATCGATAAGATTATCGGGGAAATTATTTGCAATGGCGATCTCTTTGACAGCCTTAATTTGTTCTTTTTGATCGATAGACTTCTTCAGCCAAGCTTGGAATATTTCGCCAGAGTTCTCTTCTAAGAACATATCCGAGAAGTCGTTTTTAACTGGCAGTCTGATCTCAAGCTTGGCCGGATCGAATACGGAGCATAGTTGGAGGTACGCTTTGCATGCAGATACGAGTCCATGATTCGTTTCGGACTGAGAATCGTTGTTATAGGCAATCGTGATCTTCTCAACGTCGAGAGAAAGCAGAGCCGAGCATACCTTTGACGAGATCCCCAAGCCAAAGGTTACAATGTTATTCTTGTGGCCGTTTTCGAAAAGAGCCATGCTATCACCGACGCTTTCGACGATGAAAACTCGCTTCGATTGCTCGACTGCCTCTTTCACTTCCTCAATTCCGTTTCGCTTTACATATAGCGGATATACCCAACTAGCTCGCTTGCCCAAATGCTTCCACTTGGGAAACTCCGAAGACTTGTCCCAAAAAATGGCACGACCAGAGAACCCATGAATCTGACCGTATTGATTGTATATCGGAAAAACGATGCGCCGAAACATTTGACCGTTCGTAGCGTATCCGCACTTGTAAAATTGAAGCGTTGCATCTGAGATATTTTTCTTGTGATAAAAATCCAAATGGGGCAAGAGGTTTTCTAACAGAGACTCTGGGTATATCTTTTCCATTTCGATTCTTTCTGTTACTTCGGCATGTATTATATTCTGATGATCGAACTTCGTATACTTATTTATTACATGAGTATCTTTAGTATCTAACGTAAGTTCGACCAGTCTTTGAAAAGGATAGCTCCTTGAGCCGCCCTCTGCATAGTCGGTCCACACGCCGCTATTCTTGTAGATCTTTAGAGCCGTTGAGTTATCGCCTCCGCGATAGATCGCACAGGCTCTCCAATAGCTACCGTAATCCTTCAGCTTGTAGCCAAGCGACTCTAGCGAACCCTTAAGAATAAGAGGATCAACTATTGAAATTTGGGACATCGTCTTGCTCACGATTTCTTTCTAGTGTTGTTTGCCCTGTATCAATCGAGTTAACGATATCGCGCAGATCGCCGCGCTCCTTAATATCGAAGTTCTCAAATTGAAGATTAATAAAATTCTTTTTAAGCGTTCCGTCTTGGAGTCTAACTAGTTCTACCGCGCCAGCTACGTCTGCTCCCAAGAAGCGATTCTTTACGAAAATGAGCTTATGAGAGCCAAACGATGGACCTTCTTCTTGCCGTTCATCCGCCGTTTTGGGACGCAAAATGGCCATATGACTGCAATAATGCGTGATTCGATCAGACATAGAAACGATACTTTCGTCATCGTTTATGGCGTCAGAGTTTCTATTTGTGCTGATGCCAGCCCTGTTTGACTGGATAGAGGTAAACATCGAGATCATTGGCTTCTGATCTTGAACGATGTCGCGCTGGATGGTCTTTTTGAACCGATTCAGCATGTCACCGATAACTTGCCATTCTGGTTTGTTGCCATCGGCATCGGCAGACGGCTTGATGTAGTCGAAGCTAAAGATCATCTGATTACCGCGCCCGATCTTCGAATAGTAAAAACGCTTCAAGTTATTTACCATCTGATCGGTCGTCATTCCACCAACATTGTAGTAGTAGAACTTGAGGTTCTTGATCTTTTTCCAAGTGGAGCGAACGCGCTCAACAACATCTTCTCCAGCCTTGCGCCAAAGCCCAGTTTCCAGAAGATGCATCGGAACGTGACTAAGAGCCGCACACTGACGCATAATGACTTCCTCTTTGCTCATTTCGCCATTGTCAAAGTGAAGAACAGGAACGTCGTACTGAGCCGAAACCTTCGTCGTATAATTTAGGGCTAGAAGGGTTTTTCCAACGCCAGATCGAGCGACGATAACAGTAATGTTACCGGGGCGCAAAAGAGACCCATAAATCTTATTAACAGTGGGAAACGGTCCCATGAGACCAAATTCAGTAATAGGGTTGTTGCCGCGCTCTTCGACGACGCTCTCCATCTCTTCAAAGATGTTAACGGGCTTTTCTTCATTGTTCTCATAAATATTGATGATCTTGTTAAAAGTTGTATCGGCTTCTTCGATGATTGTTTGATAAGAAGAGTCTGGTGCGATCTTCTTCATCTTCTCGGCTACTTCCAAGGCGGAAGCGTGAATCGACCGACGAATCGAATACTTCTTAACCTCCTTTGCCGCTAGAACCGCCGTGTTCTTGTTCGTCTTCCGAACCGCGAGAGAACGAAGGTAGTCGAATATATCAATGTTATCCTTAAACGAAATGCCGATTTCCTTGATTCTCTGTGCGATGATAATCTCATCGGCCTTCTCATTGGACTCGATGCACTTTTTGAGGATATGATAAATCGTCTTGTGAACGATTGTGTCTTCCGAGTAAAAGTCAACCTCGGAAATAAAATCACAGATTTCTGAGTAAGCCTCGGGATGTTGAATGAGGCCAGCTAGAAACTGCTTTTCGACTTCTAGTGAATAAAGCATTAGTCGGTACCGTCTTGTTGATTCAGACTCTCGTCTTCGTTAGAGAGCCACTGTTCAAGAGCTTTCTTAATACCAAGGGAAGTAACTACAGAATCGAAACGAGTATAAATCTGAGGCGTGCCCTTCGGTGAGCAAACGCACACGACTACACCCTTAAAGTTTTCCGCGCCGCCAGAGATATCGTAGATTTGCTCCACAAGCTCTGTTGGAAAAACAAAGTCACTAGACTTAGTGTCTGATATATCGTTCATAATATGGGTTACTTGTCTAAGATATCGATCACAGAATCACTCCGAACTTTTCGAAGAGTTCGACCGACAGTTCGTCATCTTCGTAGATTTCTACGAGCTTGATGTCGTTTGTCAAGCAGAATTCAAGCTTAAGATCGTCTCTTTTCAACTGAGAGAGCCATTTCATGCGGTCTTTCCCGTGAAAAAATTCATTATAACTCTGGTGCTGCTTACCCTGAACTTCAATTGCAATTTTTTTGTTTGCGTTGTAAATATCTAAAGAGAGGCGCGTGCCAACGACGCGCATCTCTTCGAACACGATATCGTGCTTCCAATACGGGTAAAGGAAGCGTTTGACGCGCCATTGCACCTTACTCTTAGACTTGTTTTCCCAATTTATAGAGTAGTTGCGTGCGTTCTTTAAAAAACGCTTTTTGCCGTTGAGCGTCTTAAACTTCATTTTTCTTTGTGGCAATCATTTCAACAAAGTACTTGTGAAGAAAAGCAACGAGCTTCGGATCGGCCTCGATAGCGGCAAAAAGTGCATGTTCGCCTTGGAACTTCTCCTCTAGCGAGAGACCGTTTTCCTTAAGAAGTTCAGCTAGCTCGTCGGTGATATTGTACCAAGCACCAGCCTTTGTCACAAGCTCCCAAGTCAACAGCATATCCACGATCTCCTTCTCTACCCAAACTGACCGACCGTTTGTGCGTCCGTACTTAATTGGATAGGTAAAACGCATCTTGCTCTTCTCATTTGGACTCTTCTTGATATGAATCTTGCAGTAGTGTCCGATGATTGGGTTCTTGATTGGATCTGGCTTCTTGATAGAAGGATCTTTGAGGATAATGTCTCCTTCGAAGCGCGGTTCAAATTCGAAGATAAAGTTCGCGAAGTGAAGCAGTGCGTTACCGCCAGTAGCTGACGTTTGCCGAATCGGTGCCGCACTATATGGGTCGAGCTTAATGTCGCTTCGAACCTGAGAAATAAAGATTGCCATGTGGCCGCGCTTGCTCATGCCGATAGACATGCGCTTCATGAAGTTCGCCGCGATAACTGCACCACCAGCTACCTTATTTGAGTCCTCGAAAGTCTTATCTAAGTCGCCCTTAGTGATCAATCCGTCTACGGAATCGAGAATGAACATGTACTTATTCTTCTCCTCGTTGAACTGAACTAGCTGACGCATCGCGTCAACGACCGTTTCGTAGATGTTCGATTCGAAAACGAAACACGTTCCGTCTTCCCACTTATCGGCAGAGAAGACGAACTTTACCCCAGACCTAGCCATCATATCGTCAGATAGCCGACCTTCTGCTTTGATATAAAAACCCTTTCCCTTCGGAACAGAGTTCAAGAAGTTGCGCATCACTTCTAGCGCAGCTGATGTTTTGCCGCCTTCTGTAAAGCCAACGAAACGATGGAGACCCGGTCCTAACCCTCCGTTCGTCTGCATATCTAGGTTCAACGAACCAGTCGATACGCGATAGTTGACGATATCTTCGAAGTTATAGTGATCCTCTTTTGTATTCTTTAAAAAAGAACTTAAAATGTTCTTTGACGAAGCTGTTTCCTCTTGTGGTTCTTCTTTTGCTTTGCGACTCATGATAGAAAATCCTTAATGGTTTGTTTTGGTTTAGCCTTGAAGTCTTTGCCGATCTTTTCCGCTTCGGACAAGTCAGACTTGTGTAGGCTGTTATAGTAAAACTCCTTGAACGCTATTTCAAGGGTCTTTTTGCTAAACTCAGAGTAGTAGAACTTTAGCGTTGGGAACTTCTTTTCTGGAGTGAACTGCTCCCAGAAGTCTATGCTGTATTTGCGCTCAAGTCGCTTTAGTATAGCGAGTTCTTGAATTAAGAAACGCTTATCGAACCCCGTAGGAAACTCGACGAGTTTTTCGAGAATCTTTTTCCTGTTGATCTTCTTTTTCACGGCTGAGATTAGACGCGAAAAACAGAAAATGTCAACAGCTATTACGATTTATTTGAGGCCGAGGCTGAACCGAAGTAAAAGCCAGTAATTGCAATAAGACACTCTCTAACTTCTGACGTGATTAAATTACCCGTTATTTCTACAAAAGCTTTCCTTGTTTCTGAATTAAAAAATCCAAAAAAGCCGCCGCCGCTTTGATAATCGACTTCAAGATACGTTGGTATGTTCAGAAGCGACATTATGATCGGAGACACGATCATAGAAAAAATAACAGCGATAACGATAAACTGGCGAACGATTCTGCCTCCGTCCATATCGCGTTTAGCCGCTTTGTCAGCAGACTCATCGCTTTTATCGATAGCCTGCATCATCCGATTGAATCTATAGCGATTCTCTTCGGATTTAACGGCTATAATCCGAAATATGAAGCCAGTTAAGGCTCCACCAAACAGACTGAGGAGTTCGGTTGGCACAGGTACATACTATTTTACACGTCAAAAGCCGCAATCGTAAGCGGAAACTTACCCGTACCTTTTACTAGCTCAAGCATCTGAGCCGCAATGTCCCGAATCTCTTTTTGAGCTTCTGGCTTGTTGCGCAGATTTAAAAAGTGATAAAATGATCGCCAATTAAACATTACGTCGGAAGTGATCTGCGTGTTGTACGGACGAAAGAAACGCGCCGATTCCTTAGCTCTCTTTCTATCGAAACCATGATTCTTCACTAGGTCTTCGATGCATTTGTGGTAGAGGTCTAGACCGCGCTCGGTGTGAGCCTTCATAATCTCACGCCACTCTGCTGGCCAATCTTGCGGAATAATGAACTCGTCTTCCTTGATTTCCTTGTATCGCGCAGACTCGCCATTAACAGAGACTCCGATACGATGCTTAATAATATGAATATGACTTGCGATATCTGTCTTAATCAAGAAGTGCAGAGACGACTTTTCGAACGGAGTATGGTGTCCGTTCTCGGCCAGCATCTTTAGAAGGGGACCAACTCGCTCGCGCTTGTCTGCCGTAATTTCTCGGCTCGTTGATGTCCAAGCGGAGCAGGCGTGGGTCAAGTCATCGCCATAAAATCCGATCAGTTCTACAGTGTTTTCGAAGTTCATTAGATTACGTTTATGTGTAGCTTCTTAGCACGTTTTTCTGCAACGTCAAGCTGTTCGAACGTAAAAGCGTAATCTGTTGAATTGATATTTACGATATAATATTCCGCGTCAGAGTTCGTGACCTTCTTCTTTGTTTTGAACTTGCGCATACGAAACGGAAAAAAATATCCGATGGCAAAGGTAACTAATCCGTAAACGAAAACGAGCGATGCGATGTAAGGGTCCATATTATTTAGAGGTTTGAACTAGCGCATTGTAGTTAATCAAAACCTGTGCGTAATAATTGGCGTGAAAGTCGATATTACTAAACATATCTGCGTATGTTTTTTGAAGTTCTTTAAGCTGAGAGACTTGCGCAGTTAATTCTTTGCTCATTGCAATGAAGTTGTCGGCTCCAAACTCATCGACGTAAATGAATGGCTGAAGCATATCGAAGTAGTGATAGTACCACGATATCTCGTCTTGGTGTGCTGGTGGACGCAAGAAAAGGCAGAAAGAGTTAGATTTCATGGCCCAAATCAAACGTTCCCAAGAAGTCGTGTTGCCATTGATATTTAAAATGAACTTGTACTTCAGTTGATCGCGAATCGACTCGGGTTCTCCATAGATGCATGGGTCGAACGGCTGCTCGACAAAGTTAGAAATCTTAGCGATTACTTCGTCGCTGTTCTGGTACAGTTTGCAGAAGTTTACCCTTTGAACCGTTCCGTCTGGGTATTTACGACCAGTATCTGACCCTATAAAGCTGATTTTATCAAGTTTTTCGTCAAAGGGTATATCCCAAGATGGGATCATCTCACAAATCGACGATAATCGGTTTATATGAGAGTCAGGAACGCAGATGTGGGGGCTTTTTCTTGGTCTGGCAAAACAAAAGCGCGTTTCGACCGCATCGTTCTCTGGGCCATCATTAAAATTAGCGATGAATCCGAATTTTAAATTGCCTAATTTAAAATGGTCTAAGACTTGTTGAGTAAGCTGCGAAAAGAAGTTTAAGCGAAACGAGTCGATATCATCGTTGGCCCGTTCAAGCTTTACCCTAGAATTCGATATCGAGAAGTGGGCCTCGTTCCTTAGAAGCTTGACCGAGAACGGGTCTTTCGGAATATTTATTCTCCTAGAGTCTAACTCGTTCAGCAAGCAATACTTAATTAACTTATTCATTTATAGTTATTTAGATCGCTTTCAGTCATCTTTTTTACAAGCTGCTGAAACGACACCTTCGGAACCCAGCCAAGATCTTTTCGCGCAAACGTCGAGTCTCCAAGTAGAATTTCTACCTCGGCTGGACGGAAAAACTTCGGGTCAACGACAACTAGGACTTGTTTTGTTCCCATGTGGATAAACTTCTCGTCTAAAGAGCCTGCGTCTCCGACCCAATAACCATCGATGCCAGCCACTTGAAACGCCAACGTGACAAACTCACGAACCGTATGAGTTTCATTCGAAGAAAGGACGTATTCCTTTGGCGTAGCGTTGTTCAGCATTAGCCAAACACCTTCAACGAAATCCTCAGAGTCGCTCCAGTCTCGCTTTGAACTCAAATTGCCAAGGGCAAGCGGCGTTGGTGTTTGGCCGTTACGAAGCTCGGTCTTAAGACGAGCAACGTTCGTTGTGATCTTGCGAGTAACGAAGTACTCTTGTCTCCTTGGAGATTCGTGATTAAAAAGATAGCCCTGAATCGCAAATATTCCATAAGACTCTCTCCAGACTTTGATTAGATGACGGCTGGAAGCTTTCGATGCTCCATATGGACTTCTTGGTCTAAGTGGGTGAGTTTCGTCTTGAGGAACAGTTACGACATCGCCAAATTCTTCAGAACTTCCAGCGTTATAAAAACGACACTTTGGCGCATAATTCTTGATCGCTTCAAGAATATGAAGAACCCCCATCGTATTTACTTGATAGTGTAGCGCTGGCATTTGCCAAGAATCAGCGACAAATGTTTGCGCTCCGAAGTTTATGAAGTAGTCTGGTTTTTCGTTTTTGATAGTAGTTGTTACTGAGTGAGAATCGGTGAGATCAAAATGAACCAGTTTAAAACGTGGATTTGAGTAGTGTCTTGATAGGTATTTGTCGATGATCTGACTAGTTCTACGAATAGCACCTACGACATAATGATTTGTATTTTCTAGCAAGTAGTCGATCATGTAAGATCCGTCCTGACCGCTAGCACCAGTAACAATAACCTTCTTATTTGAGAGAGTATCCATTGTATTTTTTAGTTTTGCCGCTAATTAAAGCCTGTATAGAGTTTCTATTTAAAGATTTTTTTCTACAGAATGCAGATATATTTTTGATTTTTACGATATTACCATCTGGACAAATTAATTCTACTTCTTTGCCGCGTCTATCGTCTTTTATTTTTTGAAGTTCTGACGCTCCCGCAAACAGTGTCCATCCGCAAAAAGAAAGTGCCTTTCCATTCAAGAGCTTATAAAAGCCACCTCTTTCTAGCCCGTTATCCTTAGAAAATCTATAGATGTTATCTACTTCGACAATTTCGCCTTTTGGATTTATAAATTTATAAATTTTAGGTTCGTTTATTTTTATTTCGGTGCCAAACAGCTTCCATCCTTGGCTAGACTTTATTTTTTTATTAGCCATATTATGAATTGGCTTACTTTTTAATCCTAATTTACGACACCAGTCAGAAATATCTTTTCTTTGCAAAGATACTGCGCTATCATCAAAAATATTTTCAAATCTAAAAACTTCAAATGGGCTTTTCTTTATTTTTGCAACGTCATTACAAGTAAGAAAAAATCCTTGTGATGTCTGACTGATTCCAGACACCATATTTAATATTCCAGAATAGTTTAATTTATTCTTTTTGCAAAATGCACTTAAGTTTTTTACTTTGTAATTGTTTCCATAAAAATCGGCTATCTCGTACTCTTTCACATGAGATGGATGCTCGCTTGAGCCGCCTTTTGTAAGATTATATCCATTTGGGACTAAGGATTCATACTGCTTTATATATAGTTTCTCAAGCTCAACTAGTTGATCAAATGGCATTTCACCTCTCCATAAGATTTCGTAATCAAAACTATCAATGCCAAATTTCTCGACCGCATTTTTTAAATGTGTACTATGGGTCCATAGATACCATTTGCCAGAGCAATATCTCGTTTTAAAATCCCATTTGGTTATGCCAACGTAGGATTTTCCGTTAATCTTATTAAAAATTCTATACACCTCCATAATACTATTATAAAATAGTAATTCGTAGTGTCAATAAAATATTAACTTTTCTTTTCGAGTACTTTCGATTTTGGAAAGTACTTATTTTGCAGACGAACCTTCATGTTGTATCTTTCCATGTTTGAATCGTCCACTTCTTTGGCCGTTATCGATCCGTACCTAGCTTTCTCGACGCAATCAAAAGTTCGCTGGTTGGCTTCAATGAGATCAAAATACTCTTGCGAGTGGCAAATAATCAAATGCAAATCGTGACCGATCTCATCTCTCAAGTGGTCGTAGCACCTTGCGTATGCAGACTGGCTGTCTCCAACGTTGTTGTTGGACTTTACTTGTAAGATCGCCAAGTAGTCGTAAGCGTAACCTTCATCAACCGGAATTGTCGTCATGCCAAGTATAGTATTGTGAGTTGGGGTGGTCGTAGTTCCATTCGGCGGATAAGAATCCATTTCCATCTTTTGGCTGTATAACGACAGTCTTGCAGCCAACGGCAGTGGCCAAATGCTCGTCGCCAGTATTTGCTCCCATGTAAAATCCGCAGCGGCGCAACAAACAGATATATTTTCCAAGCGGAAGATCGATGAGTTCAATCTCTCTTGTTTCGATTTTGTTATCAGAGCTTTGACACACGATTGCGGTGCATCCAGATTCTTGGATCTTTTTTAGATTGGAGAATACAACGTTCTCTGGAAGATTTCTAACTGACGCCCACTGCTTAGAGCATGTAGGAACAAAGACGACTGGAGTTCTTTTGTCTTTAAGAAAATCGTAAGCCCAAGCTTCGTCTTCTTTAGAAGAATAAAGAACGAGAGGTCTGTTATCCATTCCATCTGCTAGTTCGCCAAAAAAGTTTCTTAGCTTTCTTGTGGCGTAGTGTCCTGTGCCGATGTCTTGCAGCGTCTTAATTTCACTTTGCTCGCATATCTCAACGTCAGCTAATCCTTTGAAAAGGACGCTTAGTCTACTGTTCTTTGGGGTAAGCTGAACAATGAATTGGTTCGGAAAGTACTTGCAGACTGACGTGAGCAATAAAACATCACCAAGACCTCCCGTTGATGATCCAAATTTAATTTTATCGGAATCCATACTCTTTTAATACGTTACTGTGATTTATCGTATGCAAGAATTTTTTTGTTAGATTAAGCGTCGAGTCTGTGTGAATAAACCAGTCTTCGACTGCTCCATGATTTTCTAAGACAACATTGTTAACAAGAAGCTGATATCCTTTATTTAAAAACTTATTAAGCGCGTTCTGTTTCAGATTTATATAATATTCGTTCGGCAAGTACGCGTTGTGTTCGAAGGTAACGAACCTGAAAACATATTCATCTAGCGGCAAAGACGCTAAAACATGTTCGGATGCCTGATCTACATCAAACGACATATAGTCGATGACTTTCGGAGCGTTGTTTTCGCGCAGTATGTCGGCTAAACTTTCTTTAGATAAGTCTTTGCGCAGAGCTTTAGTTTTGCGATTCTTGTTAAAGTGATTGACTGCGCCTTGATCGATATCAATCGAAATCCCCTCCCACCCGTTTTGCTCAAGCAAAAGCGTATTGTTTCCGCACGGGTGATTAAAGCCGTCACCACAGCCAAGGTCTAAAAAATAACCCGCTTTCTTTTCGAAGAAATTAAGAACGAAGATATCCTGAGATATCTGAGAGTAGCTATAGCTTTGTTGCATAAAACCTCATGTTCAAATTATGAGATATCGGATTCCTGAATAGAGCTTCGTCTATCGAGTCTAGTTCAATCTTGTCTACTTTAAACCCAACACTTTGGATCAGTTGCATCAAATACTGAACGTTGTAGGTTGACTTGTGGAAATCTTCTGGGCGAGAGATACCGTCTACCCAGTTTTTCCCAGCAAACAGCATGTAGTTTAAAACTTCCATCTTCCATACATCGGCGTGATAGGCTTTGAGCACAGAGTCCCAACAAACCGTTTGGATGAAAAGTTTGCCGCCTTTTTTGCAAATATTAGACCAGTTGGCTAAGGCAGTCTTGGTATCCTCAAGAGGCATATGCTCGATAACATCACGCGCATAGATCTCATCGACCGACTCAGCGTCATATGTTAACTGTCTTATATCCATCTTAACTACGTTAGCCGACATCGGACATACGTCTATATTGACGTAGCCGTCTTTGATATCGGGACCGCAGCCAAGATTAAGTTTCAAGCTCATTGAAGATACTGCACTTTCTTGAATGCGCTTAAGTCGCTGCCTCCAGCATACGAGATCGAGCTTTGCAAGTCTTGCTTGATCTCGTTAAGCTTCTGAAAGTAAGTCATGTTATTTGAAGGAATCCACTTCTCGAATCCTTCTACGTTTTTTGAATTGCCCTTTTGAAGTTCAGATGCAGAGCCGTAGTAAAGCTTTTCTCCGCGCTCGTTACTTACCGCAGGAGAGTCTACGCATGCCGCAAACAAAGATCCGGCCATTACCATAACTGGCTTGTCAACGGATCGACTACAACCGAGAACCATAGCCTTGGCGATGTCTCCGTTTGTTCTAACGCCTCCATCAGCAATAATCTGAAAGTCTACGACATCTGCCATCGAAGATAAAGTCTCTGGCATACCAAGCCCGAATCCCGTCTTCCCAAAAGTCGAACACGCGCCTCCTTGCGCGATGCCGACTTTAACGCAGTCTGCGCCCCACTCGTACAAGTCGAGCGCAGCTTCGGACGTGCAAACATTGCCAGCGATGATCTTAACGTCTGGCATAACGGAAGAGATGAAATGAATCATCTTCTTCATTGCAGAGCAGTGACCGTGCGCAATATCGATTGTGACGAAATCTACGCGATACCCTTCGTCGATAATGTCGCGAATATTTGCTACGTCTTCGGAGTTGACTCCGACGCTCACGCTTATTACGGGCCAATCTTCTTGGTTAGCTACCTTTACAAAATTGATCCAGTCTTGCCTCGTTTTAAAGAAACGATGCATGATGTAAAAGTAACCGTTATTCGCTAACGAGCGGCAAATATCTTCGTCGATTACCGACGACATATTCGCCGGAACAACTGGCAGCTTAAACTTGTAACCCAAAAAGTCGATTTCCGTGTCCAGTTCGGATCGACTATTTCCCTCGAAATAACGAGGGCTTAAAGCGATGTCTGCGTAAGTCATACCCTAGATTCTAGGGCATGACTCGCGATATTCTAAAAATTAGTCCTCTTTTTCTCCCTTTTCGGAGAACATGAGGTAATTGTAGATGCTGTTGATGTAGTCGTCGATCAAAGTGATCTTCGAAGCGACCCAAGGTTCTGTGGCTCCGATTGCGATCTTCTCGTTCGATTGCATAGCCATAACAAGCTCTTCGGCCTTCATTTTAACCGAAGAAAGAGCGGCCATAGACATCTCAACGGACTCCTCAGAATACTCTTTGATCTCTTCCATGTTTTCGTCAATTTCGGGAGCATTCTTGAGTTCTGGGTTCATTTCCATCAAGTCCTCTTGATCGGGCATCTCCATCTCATCTTCCATCTCCATTTCTTGAGCGATTGGAAGCGAATTCATCATCATCTGGCCCTTTGTATAGTCGGTAACTGATTTGCCAGATTCCCACATTCTACAAGACCAATAACGAGCCTTCCACTTTGGACCGGGGTTCGTGTCGCATTGATGACGGGCACGGAAGTTCTTCCGACGTTCTGGATCGTCGCGTTTGATCTCCATATTTGGATCGCCAAACTTCACCATTACGACATTGCCCTTTTCGTTTTTAACGTAAACGCCGAACTTCTTCTTTGAGCCGGACGGTAGTCGGAACGGCTTATTGAGAGTCTTCTTCTCGGCTTCCGACATTTCGTTATATTCTTCTTCGTCTTCCGATTCGTACATCTCGTCCATCTCGGCCAACGAAACGTTCGATTTTACTAAATCTGAAGCAGCGATAACCAACTCATATTCATCAAAGTCGATTGATGCGAGTGACCTTTGCGATAGAGTCTTTATATTGTTATCGCTTGCTTTTGCGATGTCTTGATCAGCAGCACGATAAGAGTCTTTTACCTTGCCGCCAGCCATCATTCTTAGAAAAGTATTGACGCGAGCCATTGCCCATTGTCCACGGCTTTTACCGGGTCTGCTTGACGCAGAAAAGGCTCCTGCTCCACGGCGATACACTTTCTTAAGCTGTGAGAGTGTTACTTTGCGCGAGTGCTTGTTGTTGTGCATCTCGACTTTGTTTTTCAGAGCCTTCGTTACTTTGTCGCTAAACGTGATAGCCGCTTTCACGACTTTCTTTTCGTCTTTTCTTTCCAGAACCATCTTAGCTTTTTCCTTGGCGTCTGGTTTTGTACCAGCAGAACCTGGTTCGTTTTTGGGAGACCCCTTGAGTCTATCTTCTGGTTTCGCTGGAGTTTGAGCAGAACTCTTTGGTCCTGGTCGCTTCTTCGCTAAAATTTGTTCAGAAAAGTCGAGTTCCATATTATTCCTTAATTCCGAGACGTTCTTTGCTAGCCATTGGAAAAGCCTTAACAAACTCTGGACCTTTCTTCTTAGCAAAATCATAAAGCTTTCTCAAAAAGGTTTCATACGACATGTCGCCTTTCATGCGACCGAAATTACTGATAGCGTCGGCAACGTCGCGTGTTGTAACGATTGGAAACGAGCGCGTATCTGGGAACAGAAAATCAGAGTCTTTAAGGTCTGATCTTTTTTGACCGCCATAGCGCATTTGGCCAGCGTCAATTTCATTCTTGTCGTAGTCGGCTGAATACTTGCCGCCCATGTCCATGTTTGCCTTAATTTTATCAGAAAAGTCCAAGTTCATATAATGTTTTTACACTAAAAGATGATCGCCTTGATGTTGTTTTTGTTAGGATAAGACTCAAGGCTTATATACGTTCCATTTTGTGGTTCTATGATGAACCAGCCAATGTTGGTCCAAACGATATTAAGCGAGTGCCACGAATCATCGAGAGCAGGAATTCCTGCGAAATCTTGTTTGTTTTCAACGATTACTGTTCCGCAAGTGACTTGCGAATATGGTCGAACCGTAGTGTTCAAAGATGCGAAACCATAAATCGCCATAAAAAGGTCAGAAAAGTTATCGCAATCAAAATTGTCTCGTTTAAATTCGACGTTATTATTTTTGATAAAATTCATCCACCAAAGCGCATATTTGTCGAACCACATCGAATCGACGAAACAATAGCTTTCATCGCGAAAAAGAACGGACGTTGCTTTTGGTAAGCCGCCTTCAAGCAAACTTTGCTCAACTTGTTCGACTGAAAAAGACTGGCTAAAGAAAACATGACGATAAGGAAGATTTACTCTAAATTCTTCAAGCTTTTGTCTATAAGGATCTTGTGAAAACAAACTTTCTGGATGCGGCTCGCTGCTTGGGGAGTAATACCTATAAAAATATTCTCTACAGTAATGATCGTAACCTAAATGTAAAACAAATGTCACAAATAAAACTGGGACTAAAAGCCCAAAAAAAACTTTTATTTTATGTCGAAAATTCATCTGGCAGTAAAATTTTTACACTTTTTCTGTCTTTCCCCTTCCCCTTTCTCCTCTCCCTTCCCCCTTTTTTCCCCCCTCTCGTGCTCTCCCCCCTATAATCCCCCATCCCGCTCCTCTGACCCCATCCCCTTGCTCAATATTAAAACATAAATGTTTTAATATACGCTTCGCGTGTTTTTGGTTGAAAAACCATTGACAAGTTCAAATATCCTGATCAACTCACTGGTCATGGAGCAAAGTCTTAACTTTAAAGTTCTCAAAAACGGCCAAGAAAACAACTTGATTCCGCCAGCAAAAGGCGATGCGGGTTGGGATCTTGTCGCAGCTTCTGAACCAACGTTTGTTTACCCAGAAAACTCCAAGGGTAAAACTCCCCTGTTCGTCGAGTACGATACGGGAATAGTTATTCAGCCACCAGATGGTTTTTTTACGCTGCTTTTTCCGCGTTCAAGCATCAGCAAATATCAGCTTTCGATGGCAAATTCCGTTGGCGTGATCGACAACGGTTACAGGAATACGATCAAGCTTCGTTTTCGGTATCTAGGCAAAGGTGCGCCGAAGACCGATTCGATCTACAAAGCTGGCGATAAGATTGGCCAGCTTGTGTTTTTGCCAATGATGACGTTCTCTGCTTATCAAACCGAAACTCTTGACTCTTCGGATCGTGGGCAGGGCGGTTTCGGGAGCACAGGCGTATGAAGTTAATGCCCGAAAAGATGAATGACTTGGAGCTTATCGACGAGGTTCTAAGTCACGGAGACAGTTCCTGTTTTCGCGAGATAGTTAATCGTCACTCGGGCATTTATTTGCAGATGGTTCATAACTACGCTCCGAGAGAAACATCGATTGATAACTTCAACGATCTTATCGACAGTCGCGAGTCCCATATTTACGACGCCGTTCGATCTTTTGACGCGAACCGCAAAATCAAGTTTTCCACTTACCTCGGTAATCATACTCGTTGGTTGTGTTTGACCGCAGCAAACAAGCGTCGTCACGTTGCAATGGAGGACGGTTTCGACTGTGCCGTTGAAAACGACGAGATGAAAGAAGTATCCGATCAAAAGGTTTTAAAAGAAATTTTTCAGCAGCTTTCTTGTCTTGAGGACAAGCGCATCGAAAAGATATTTCGTATGCGATACATGCAAGGCGGTAAAAAGCTAACGCCTTGGAGAAAAATTGCAAAAGAGCTTGACTTATCGATTCAAGGATGTATTAATATCCACAACATAGCGTTCAATGCGCTTTGGAAAAACGTTCAAAAAAACTATGATTAATAATGTAGTATTAGCAGGAAATGTCGTCTCTGATCCAGAGACTCGTTCGACGACTAGCGGTAAGACAATCGCTACGGTTCGTCTGGCAGTTAACAACCCACTCAATGAAAATGATTCGCTGTTCATCGACGTTGATGTTTGGGAAAAGCAAGCCGAGTTTGTCGCGAACCACGTTAAGAAGGGAAGCGCAATTTCGGTGATCGGTCGTCTGAAGCAAGACTCTTGGGAGAAGGACGGTCAAAAGCGCAGCAAGATTCTCGTTGTAGCCGAGCGCATCAACTTTGTTGGACCGAAGCGCAAGGATGCTGCCGCCAACGACGATGATGCGCCAGCGCCAGCGCCAGCGCCAGCGCCAGTGCCGCAGCAGAAGTGGTCGCCAAAGACCCAAAGCAAGCCAGCGGCTAAGTCTTCTGGCTATTCCAAGGGCAACTCTGCGCCTCGTCAGCAGCAGCAAGATAGCGACGAAGAAATTCCAATCTAATGAACATCGTTTTCGAGGCTCCGTTAAACCAAGTGTCATTTGGGAATGTTGCGTACAACATCCTGAAAGAGTTTTACAAACTCCAACAGACTGACTCTTCGATCAAGCTTTCTTACTTCCCAATTTCGAACGTTGACGTTTCAGCGTTCGACAAGAAGGATGCGGATTTTCAAGAGTGGCTAAAGCACTCGATTGAGAATCGATACAAGAACTTGTCGAAGGACGCAATCTCTCTCAAGCTATGGCATATTAACGGAGCCGAGAAACGCCTCACAAGAAAGCAAGTCCTGTTTTCTTTTTACGAGCTAGATCAGCCAACGCCAGTTGAGCAGTCTATCGTTAATCTCCAAGACGCGACGATCTTCTCAAGTTCGTATGCCAAAGACTCGTTCTCGGCAATCGGATGCGAGAACGTCTTTTCGGCACCACTTGGTTTTGACAGCAGCTTCTTCAAAACCAACAAGAAGTATCTGGAAGGTAAAACTCACTTCCTTTTGATGGGTAAGTTTGAGAAGCGCAAGCATACGGACAAGATCATCAAGCTGTGGGCAAAGAAGTACGGGAACAACCCAAAGTTCCAGCTTAGTTGCTCGGTGATGAATCCGTTTCTAGACAAGGAGATTATGAAGCGGATGGTCATTGGCTACAAGAGCCTAGCATCCAACATTAACTTCCTTCCATACGTTTCGACGAATGCAGAGGTTAACGACATCATTAACTCTGCCGATATCGATTTATCTGGTCTTAGCGGAGCAGAAGGCTGGGGACTACCGTCGTTCAATGCAACGTGTCTTGGCAAGTGGAGCGTCGTACTCAATGCGACGAGCCACAAAGATTGGGCAACGAACGATAACTCGATTCTCGTTGAGCCTTCTGGAAAGGTCGAAGCTTATGACGGAACGTTCTTCAACAAGGGATCTAGTTTTAACCAAGGAAACATCTATGATTTCAGCGAAGAAGCGGCGGTTGCTGCTTTTGAAAAAGCCGTAGAGTTTGCCAAGGAAAAGAAGCAGAATGATGCTGGAATCGCTTTGGGTCAAAAGTTCACTTACGCGAACACAGTGTCTCGCATTAAGGAAGTTTTGACGCAGCTTTCGTAGATTTCGCCCTAGTAAAACCTTGGCATGCGACGTGCAAAGAGGCGAACGACACCTATAACATATGTCAACTTATACTACAAAAACATATCTATATAATACGCTCGATCCATTCTCAATTCCGAGCAATCAAGATAATAGCTTTTATGAAAGCTTCACTACTCACGCATCGACTTTCGCTCCAAAAGTTATTGGACAACAAAGCGGTGGGTTCGAATATGTAGCTAAAATCTTTTTGCCGAACTTCGCCAAATCGGATATTCAAGTTTCTCTAGATTCAGAAACTGAAGATATCCTCATCGTTTGCGCTAACAAGGCTGGAGCAAAGTTCACAAATCGAATCGAGTCTTCTACTGGCAAGTACAATATGGCGAAAGCCTCTTGTTCGTTCAAGGAGGAAATCTTAACAATTAAGATCCCTGTTAAGGAAGCAACTAAACCACGAACGATTCCAGTTCAATAAAAAACTCAAAGGCGCTTGAAAAAGCGCCTTTTTTATTACTATTTTATATGCCTATCTATACCTACGAGCATCCAGAGACTGGTGAGACTGTAGACATCGTTCAAACCATGAGCGAGGAACACTCATATACCGACGAGAACGGGCTTAAATGGAAAAGGGTGTTCCAAGTACCTATGGCATCATCAGACTCGCAAATAGACCCGAATGATCCCAAGGCATTCGTTGACGCGACTCGCAACAAGAAAGGCACAATGGGCGACATGCTAGACAAGAGCCAAGAGCTTAGTCAGAAACGCGCCGACAAGAATGGCGGCGTAGATCCCGTCAAGGACAAGTTCTTCAAAGACTACTCAGCACAGCGCAAGGGCGCGAAGCACCCAGACGAAAAGAAGAAACTTAACTCTACTAAAATTAGCGTCGAGTATTAACTTCCAAGCAATCCGTGATCGATTAAGTCGTCGAGTATAGCCTTTACGCGCTCGGCTAGTTGCTGAGTTGTAACGGTACTGGTATCGAAAGATGTTCTTGTTGCTGTTCCAGTTGCTGCTGTCCAGCCAGTTTTTCTTGTTCCGATAATTTTATTGAACTGGACGTAGTAATCTCCAGTTGTGTAATCGATTCTTGCTCTTTGTGTCGCGCCTTGGAAAACTCTTAGATTTACATCTTTAACATCAACTGCCGTCGTGACTCCAGCTTGAAAATATTGAGATGAAATAGCGGAGCCGTTACTTAGAGTTAATCCGTTATACGCAAGAGCAGAAGAAACTGATCCAGCAGAAAAATTAATTCTAGAATTTACATTTCCAGATATCAAACTATAGTTGTATACGCCACCGCCAGATATATTGCTAACCGAAGAAGAACTGTCTATAGTTATTGTACCAGATCCGCTTGGGTTTGATAAGGTAATTGTAGCGTCTGACGATAATGTAGTCGTTCTACTCGCTGTAGTATTAACTATTGAGCCAGATGTAATCGACCAATTTCCAATAGCTCCGCTAGTAGCTGTAATCGCACCAGCAGGAGTAACTCTAAATGGCGCTGTTGCTCTATTCGCGTAAGTTGATCCAGCGTAGAACGGATAGTCCAGTGGAGCCATACCAGAAGACTGGGATGCCGTACCATTATCTTTCGCTAAATATACTGGATTAATCGTCCATCCACCAATATCTCCAGCTGTAGCGGTTACGGTGCCTTTAAAAGTCGCATTTCCAGTAGCGGAACTGATAGAAAATGTAACCTCTGTTCCATTGGCACCAACAATACCTCCTCTATAAACGGCCACACCAGTTCCACTAGTATAAACACCGCTTGAATTCCAAGCGATTGTACCGCTTTTTACTGCTCCAGCGTAATCCGTTGTGCCAAAATCAAAATCACTTAATATCTTTTTAGATTCAGTGTTTAATCTTGTAGTCACTAACTGCGAATTCGCATTAATAACAGCCGCAATTATACTAGCCAATCTTCCATCAACAGTAGAGTCTCCAGAGATTGTGCTAAGATTAATAGCCGTACCAACTACTGTTAAAGCTGTTCCGTTCCAATAAAGATAAGCACCAGGAGACGCGCCACCGTGACCAATGAAAAATTGATATGCGCTATTAGCATATCCTAAATAAAAACCTTTAGAGTTTGTCCCGCCGCCAAACGGGGGATTAAACGAAGCATTATAATCAATGTTGCCATTGATTCTTCCTGTTGTACCGATTGTTAATCCGGTACTATTTATAGATACTGCGCTAGAAGCCGAACCGAAATAACCAGAAGTTGCGTTGACTGCTCCATTTACCGTTAAAACATTACTAGCAAAAGTAAGGCTTGCTCCTAAAGAAAAATTACCAGACGAGTCTGTATAGAACGAAGTATTGGTATTGTTATAAGCCCCAGTTCCGATGAAAATCTTTTGAGCGCCAGCGCTTGCATCTAAGGTCACAGTACCAGAAGTAATTTTATTCGAAGTGATCGCCCAACCAGCAGCAGTTCCTCCGATATAACCAGAAGTTGCGCGAATCTCTCCCTGTACAGTCAAAGTATTAACGTCAAACTTTACAAACGATCCAGAGCCGCTTAAATCGCCAACACCGAATCTAGAAGTTGTGCCTAACGTCGTTCCCTCTAAGTAAAATCCTTGGCCAGTCGTAAAGTTAGTCACGCCAGCGCTTTTAATTACGCCACCACCAGTTATCGTTAAAGTCTTAGCGTCGATTGTGCCAGTAGAAATTCTGTCAGCAATAACTTCTCTAATTTTTGCAGAATCGATTGCTGCATTTTTGATATAAGCCGATCCGATAACTGCATTTGCAATAGCGTTCCAAGCCAAGTCATAAGCGCCATTTACGTTTGTGGCGATCATGAACATTGAATCTGTTAAGACAGGATAATCATTTGGCGATGTCGTTCCCGTTACAATAAAAGTATTGTATGTTATTGAACTGCCAGAAACAGGAATCGTCGCATATACATAAGCGACTCTTTGCCCAGCTATTTCGCTGCTAGCTGTAACGCTGCCAGAGGCAACCGTGTATTTTACACCGCGATAGTAAAGAAAATGGCTATTCCAAGAAACTGTATAAGTTACAAGATTGCTAGTCCAACTATCGCCTTCTAAAACGATAGTGTTATTATACATCTTTGTCGCATTAATCGCAAAGTCAGCAACATCAGTCTGCTGAACTGTTCCTGGTGTTGTTGTGGCAACATTAGATGGAAACGCGCTAACGTTTCCAGAATAGTCCACTGCGGTTAACCAGTAGTAATAAGTTTCTCCTTGAACAGTGGTTGTGTCTGTAAACGCATCTGCATATCCATCGAAAACAGAAGATACATTTGACGTTAAGGTCGTGATCGCATTAGTTCTGGTATAGGTTTCAGATCCTGTTCCTGTGCCTATTGAGTAAGCAAACTGCGTTGGACTTAAAACTGTTACCGTTTTTTCGCCGTTTGGATTTAACGTTCCAGAAAGACCAACAACCGTTACCGAATTACCGCTCGAAAATCCGTGCGCTGATGATGTTGTTATAGTAACCGTTACTCCGCTTCTGGTTGCGGCTGAAATAGATCTTACTCCAGAGGCAGAAATTGGTCTATATAGTTTAACATAAGCCAGATCCTTGTCAGAAGGATTGACCCAAGTTACAAAAGCCGATCTTATAGCCGATGTAGCCGAAGCGTTTGTCGGAGCCGATGGTGCCGTCGAATCCTTAGAACTTAAAATTACATTCGTGTTATTTAGCTCTGTATATGTCGATGAGTTACTGTCGGCATCAATAGCGCGAACTCTTACTTCATAGTATGTATTGGCTACTACTGTCCATTCTTTTGTAACCTTACCATCCGAACCTACGCTTCCTTCGGCTGGCGTCAAATCGACAACTTCTGAAAAAACTTGAGCTACGCTATAACCAGTTAAAACACCACCCCCATCAAACGTTGGAGTTCCACTTGCGCGTCTAATATACCAAGCATAAAAAGCCAAATCTTCTTCTGTATTTGGGGTTATTTTCCCACGAATAACAACGCGCTCTGTTCCATCCTCCATTATTTCGGATGCGGTAGTTACCGCCAAGTCACTCGGGACAGCTGGAGCATCGCCAATGTCGCCTCCCCCACCAACAACGAGTTCAGAAAAACCAGGGCTGTTCGCGAAGTTATCTCTAGAGATCCGCTTCGTCTTCTTTGTGGAAGCTTGAAGAAACAAGATCTGATCTTGAGAATCTATGCGCGTTGCCTCTGGAACGTCTGTTATTCTTTTGCTCATTCTTAATACTTTACATTAAGGATTGATCGATTCGTTGATATAAACGGAACTAAGTGTCGGAATTCCGAACGATCCAGACATTAGGATTCCAGTCGTTGGCGAGACTTCAAATGACCAGCTTGTTTGAACTATTGACCTATCTCCGATTTGAGCGCCAATCGAGTACGAATCTAGCCTCGCATTTTGAATTTTTATTCCCAATTTTTCAATATTATTGGGGTTTTTGAACATGATATTGAAGTCGTAACCGCTCGTTGCTACGTCTTCGGCCTTGAACGATTCGGCTAAATTCTCTGCCTGAAACGTATCGACTAGCGAATCGACCGACATTGTTGCGACTACTGGGATCTGAATCTTGCGCGTTGTCGGATAGTTGCTGCCGAATCCGTAAAGAGCCTTTCGCTCAAATGGCAACGATAGCTGAAACGACTGGAAGTTATCAAAATCAAAACCGAACTTCATACCCGAAACGGTAGTTGAAGTTGTGCTTATCGAAGCTCCGTTGAACGAGCAGCCGCTATCGAATACGTTCTTAAACCCAGTGATGTATCTCGACGAGCGCGAATTATCCAAGAAGTCGATTCCGTACTGTACATTATCCATCTCTGCCGTTTCGCCAGTGTTACCAACGTTGACCGCAGGAACGTATCTGCTGTTCGTATAATTTGTTATACTCGCGTTCGCGGCTGCGAATGTGCAGTTTACGCTAGCCATTCCACCTACCGACAAAGCGATCTCGTAGCTAGTGATAAATGCATTACCGATTCCAAGTACATTGTAGTCTTGTGCAGACGTATCGGCGTTCGCATCTTGATACTGGTCTTGTGAAATCAAGACATAGAAATTCTTATCGCCAGTACTTGAGAAAACGGTCTGCAACGGGTTTGAATACGCGCCTGTAGTAAAGTCTAGGCCGATATATTTTTCATTCCATCCATCGTTCAAAAGATACGATAGGTTCAACTCAACGTCTGGCGCTAGCTGCGTTTGTCTTGAAGCGAATTGATTTGAGCCGACTTGTTTTAACGCCTGACGATCAACGCTAAACGAAAAGTCATACGACTGGATGAAGTCTAGGCGCGAAATTTTTTGTCCAGTATTAGACGCTGCTTCGAAAGCTCCGTTAGAGCCAACGAACATCATTTGCATCTCGTATGAAATAGAGTTTCTCATTAGTATGACTTTCTAACGCCGAGAGGATCTTCCTCTATCGTTACCGAGATATCGTTAACGTTTTTGTAAACCATCGTGTGCGACCAACGCGACGAGAAGAAGAATTTATTCTGATTATAAATCTTCGGAATCTTGTATTGAAATCTTCTAAAGCCCTGCTTCGAAATCAAGAAGTGCAAGATGCAGCGAGCCTCCTTGTCGGAAACGCCTCTAAACTCCAGATTAAAAGATTTTAAAGTATTTGAGTGCAAACCAAAATCGGTGCGTTTCGTGTACGAGTAAGGAAGTTCAGTTTTGACAACTGCCGTTTCTTTTTCGACTCTCGCAGAATATGTCGGCTGGAAGAAGAAGTCTCTCGTCCATTTGTTATTTGCCATATTTGACAAACTAAAACTCGCGTCTGAAGTATGATCGCCCGTGCAATAGTAGAACGAATCGTAAAGATTGCTCATGTTGCTAGGAAAAGTCGCGTTGCCCGTATATTTGACTATATCGTATTCAACATAGCTCGTTGAAGTTGCCCAGTCGCCTTTTACGTTGGCCGTTTGCAACATCAGCGGATTGTTCCAGTTCAAAAGCGTAGAAATCTGATCGGAGTTTAAAACAGCATTGACTGTATACAAGTCGTTCTTGTCAAACGAAGCACCGAAGTTATTTGCAAATAGATTAATCGGTTTGTAAAAAGATGCTGGATCTGTATACTGAAAATACCCAGTTCCATTCAAACTTTCAAAGTAGCCAACTATTTGCCGAGCCTG